GATATGCCGTAGCTGATATCAATGCATCATAAAAACTCACAGGGATGTCAACATTCTGACTCAGCGATGCGATGTCCTGACATGACCTATAAGAGGTATAGAGAAGTGTTGGATAGGTTGCACTTGGAACAGGGTAAAGAATGATCGTCGGATTCAACGATTGATCAAAATAATATCCCGATGGGAAGGAGTTCCCGATGAACTTATTTGGAATATCGATCCAATCTTGGCGAGACAATGGCGAAAGGGTGCGATCGCCGGATCCATTACTGCTTGGAACACTAAAATAGATCTGTTGAATTGCGAGCGCTGTCGTCGTCGTGCGTTCAAATATTCTCCAATACTGCGCATTCGCACAATTCTGTACCACCAACCAATTTGTTTGAGTTGGGTAATACATTTGTGTGGGTGAAATGAGAGCATCAATCCAATTGACGTTATCAAAAGACAATTGGACATTGATGGAATACATCCCTTGAGAAAGGGGTAAAATCCCAACATAAAATATCGAAGGATATGGCTGTATCGGTGGATAGCTGTATTGGATATAAGAATTTGCGGAAGGCACGAGTGTACAACCTTGTGTTGCCGCAGGATTAAAGCAGTTTCCAGCCGTACCAGAACTCGTTGCACTTGAAGTTGCAACACCTCCGAGGTTGTAGCGAACGGGAGCACTGGCAACGACATCGATAATACGAATCGTATTGGCGGGGAGAGAATATATTGGTTGGTTGGGATATAACGCCAGCATCTGACGTTCCACCATCCAAAGATTCAAACCGAGTCCTGGCCACCGAGATAGCTCAAGATTCATCGACATCACGGCACTCTGAACAAGTAAGCCGGTCTCAACGTTACCGATCAATCCAATCCGTTCAAGGATTTCACGAATTATATCATCGATAAATGTATTTTGAGCGAATCCATAAGTGTTACTGAGATTATAGGGACTTGGTAATGCCATTGTTTTACGTCCTCCCTATCTCTATACTTATATTCATCTATCATTATTGCGCTGAGGACTTCAAAAGTCCTTGCACAACTTATTTTTTCCGACTATGGAAACTCTTCAATGTTTCAGCCAATACAGCACGCTTCCGTAGTGTTGGATTTGCGCTATGTTCAGCTTTTTTCAACCGACTCGCAGGTATTTTTTTACCTTCTGGAACATGCATTTCCCGATGGAGCGCACCTTTTTCCATGTGCATCCCTTGAATCCATTTACCACCTTTAGCCATTTCGCGACCGCCATGACACGCTCTCTCCATAGCCATTCTGTGCTCATGATGTTCTTTATGGGCCATCATTTTACGATCCGTAGTTTTTCGTGCAGGACTCTTACGAACACCTGTCCTACCACCTCTTTTATGATGTTCACCCATTGGTAAACGTTCATGCATGGCAAACTCTTCCGAACGATCTGGCTCTGGAAGATGATGATCCATCATCGGAGAACGACGTGGCATCCGCGTCCTTGGCTCAATCTCACGTGGATGATGATATCCCATATGTTCAGATCTTCTTGGCATTGTCTCGAAAGCCTCAGAACGATTTGATTCCATCATTCGCGAAGAACGGCGTGGCATTGGAGCATCCATACGTTCGTAATTCTTTTCATCGGCCTGACCACCCATTGCAAGTCGTGTGCGACGCTTTGGCATCATATCAACCATGGAATAGCCATCGATATTTCCACCCATAGCATGATGTGAACGACGTCCTGTAACGCGTTCTCCCATGTGATGACGTTCAGAAACATGACCACCCATCGCACGGTGATTACTACGTGGAAGAGGGGAATGCATTCTGAATTCCTCAGAACGATCGGGCTCAACAAGATGCCCCATTGAATGATGTTTACGTTTCGTATGATGCATCATGTGATCTTCACAATGTTCACCGTGATGCTTTTTACGATGATGGCTAACGCGCTCAGTTACATGTCCACCTGTAGCGAAACGTCCACGATCATCACGCATAAGTTTTTTTGCCTGGAGACTACCACCTGTCTGTCCACGACCGACGGGCAATCCTGCCATTCCTTCATTTGAACGCAATCCAAGTCGACGTGACTGTGGACTATTTTCAATATTGCTATGTTTCTTATTAAACATTTCTTTCATGCTACTCATTATGCTGGCCCCTGTTGTAAGACTGTGAAATCGAAGGTATACCCTATATCCATGTCGACGACTTGTACCCAGATCGTCGTAACAGGGAATGGCACGGATACAATTTGTGGCGTATTTGCCGCTTGCATCATTGGTAATACGGTTGTGAAAGGTGTTGGATAGGCAAGGGGAATTCCGGCTTCGACAAATGTCGGACCGGCCGTATAAACGGTTGGGATCGGGATTGCCGCACCATCATAAATATCAATGATCCGATCCAATGAAGCGTACACGGAATAAGTTCCCGTTATTAAGTTCGCCACAGGCCCCAATTGACCGGGTGACACAGGTGCACTTCTTGGAACAACTTGTACTGTTACATGACCGATATGCTTGTTCCAATCGCTCTGCCAGAATCCAATAATGCCATCGTTACCCCACCGAGCATTGATCTCTATAGTCGCGGCTGCAGACGGTGTTATGACAATAGAAGAGACACTTGCGTAAGAATATGTACTGAATGTAAATCCAACTGCTGTGTCTCCGGCGATCGTTTCTGTGACAAGTTGATTCGCTAGATTTGTTCCCGTAATAGTTACATTAAAAGGAACGGCTCCCACATCTTCGAGTGTCGCAATCCAGATAGATCTTTGCTGTCCAGCGGGAGCACGAGGATTGGTGATTTTGACATTAATTGATTGATCTGCAACCGTTGTTACAATTGTCTGATCGGATGCAATCAATGTTTCTGGAGTAGGTTCTGCATTCTGACTGAAAGCAGGCCAGTGATAGATAGCCGGGATCGTCATACTGCCACTCCTGTATAATATTGTGGGAACCCGTACAGATCATTACTGTTCAGCGGCATCGTCGGGAATGGTGAGATAGCCCCATTGTAGGTGTTGTTTGGAATGACGGGATAAGCAGCATTTGAAGGCAGAGCTGTATTTTCCTGCTTCATAAAATATTGCTGATTCAGATTATTATCCGCCCCACGCACATAGTACGTGAACATCAATGTCGTCGCACCACTATTTGCCAACAAAATAGCGTATAGATCGTTATTTACCCCGAATATCCCTCGAACATCTGGGCATTGAGGACCACCAAATGGCAAAGTATTCGTAATTGTTGGACAAAAACCAGGTGTTGTATTCGCGAATATGTCGGCTTGTGCCACGAAGTTCCCATCAAAATAATTTTGAGGGCCATTTGGATAAGTCGTACTCCATCCAAATTGCATCACATCTCCACATGAGAACAATTTATAGGGAAGTCCAAAATATGTGCCACAGGATAAGGAAACCGTTTGACCGCCTGTCTCATTAGTAATTGTTGCGCCCGTGATCGTATAGAAAGCCTTATAAAGAGCTGTTTCAAGATCTGTCACAGCATCAAGATCAATTGTTTCTTGCATCGAGTTCCCATAGAAATCCGTGCCGAACACTGTTAGGTAGCAAGGCTCTCCAATAGCTAGGAATCCACTGAGATTTACTTGAACGACACGAGGAACATCTAATTGAACGGCTCCAGCCCCCGTCGAAGTCGTGAAATACTGAGCACCGGCTGTTGGATAAGAGGGATATGCAGATGTTGATCCACGCAGGACCATATTCGCTGGGAAATTTACCGTCGTATCTATGGCGAGAGCAATTTCATCTTGATGTACTGTCACCAGAGGATTGACGTAACACATGGCCAGAGATGGTTGAAGAACCCCAGGTCCATATGTAGCGTAAGAAGCTTGTAAGGAAGGATCGGATGGAGGCAATACGGAAGGGAAGCCCGCATTAGGAATTGTTCCGAATGAATAACTCGGTTGTGGTCCTACGCGAACTCCATCTTCAAAATATGAACCTAGAGGTAAATCGCTCATGTGGTCTCCTTATGGCGCTGTTTGTGGAACGCCTGTGTAGAATTGTGGGAACCCATACATATCGTCACTATTCAAAGGTGATGGCTGATTGAAAGGATACACGGATGTATTCGTCGAATTTGTTGAAGAGAAACCATAGGCGATCACAGGGGCGGCATTATTCGTAATATTCCCATTACCATCCGTAACCGTGACATAATTTGGAGGGATAGGAGAACGCAAGTTAGACGGATAGTTGTAAGCATTTGCTGGTGGATTGGATTTTGCCTGGAATAACTGATTCAAAGTCGTATCAAAACCACGAGCATAATAGGAAAATACATAGTTCCGATCTTGTTCTGGAAGATTCGCTGGTTCAATAGTTCCTCGTACATCTCCTGACATCGCTGTTGGAACCAACTGACCGATGACAGGTGCCCATCCAGGAATGATCTCGACAGCGGGGCCAGCAATGCTTGTGAAGGCTAAACTACCCGTTGCAGCAGTTGGGTCATATGTAGTAACAGCAAGAGCTAATCCTTCACCAGGAGCAAATATACGATAAGGAAGACCAAACACATTGGATGTTTGTATCGAAATCGTTGCAGCCCCCAATGTTCCAGACACATAAATATTATATATCTGATAGAATGCCTTATTCATTTGATATGTATTGCTTGAATTATCATTCAATAAGAATGATTCCTGCATGGAACATCCATAATAATCCGTTCCGAATACAGTGACATACACATTCGTGGCGGGTGTTGGTCCGTTAGCAATAGTGATTGATAAAGCTCTCGGGAAATCCAGTTGAATGGCTGTCAAACTTGCCGTAGGTGGCTGATTCGAAGATTGAGCAGGAGTAAAACTCTGCGCAGGAGAATTTGAAGATCCGCCTGACAATGTCAGATAGCCCGATCCTGAAACGGTATTTACCGCAACAATTTCTCCAGCAATGGGAGGAAGTGGATTTAGATAATAAGAGAAAAGTGGACTGAGCGGAATCCCAGGACCGAATTGAGAATAGGAAGCTGTGCGACCAAGGGCATATGGATCATTGTAATTAACAACCGGAGGGTTAACGAAAGTCAGAGCCTGCGTTGTTCCCGCGATATCAGCATAAGCTGTGGGCATTTCAATATATCCAATGGGCTGGATTCCAGAAGTTGGAGATGCCGTATATTGGATTGCTAGATAATGACCAGCCTGAAAGGTTGCGGGCAATATCAGATCTGCAGATGCTCCTGGAAGGCTGCCACCGGTGAAAGTGACCGCCAATGTATCAACACCAGGGTAGACGCCAGCAGGGAAAGAAACAGTACCTGTAGCAGAGTTTGGAATCGCTACGTTTGAATACTGATCGGTGGGAAAAGGGCCGACCCTCACCCCATCTTCAAAATGAGAACCGTATGGAAGATCAGCCATATATCACCTTTTATTTATAGTGTGACGGGATTAATACCAACGCCCGATGCGAAGCCTGCACGCCAGTTTGAGAAACCAAACGCATAACGTTCAATTGCACGAACACTCGTGTTATCAGTCATAACATCAGTGATGAAATCGATATCAAGCTCTTCACGGAGGAAATATTTAAATCCATTTGGCTCATCGGTCAGGATGCACCAGAAGTTTGGATTCGTGATGAACTGGTTAACCGTGTAACCCTGTGGGAACATTTTATTATGAACGATAGCGCTTATGTCGTTATCGGCTGTAGCAAGACGGCCAGGTGTCTTGAGAATACGGACCACATCCCATTCTCTTGCCTGTGGCACGAGGAACTTTAATGGGTTCGTTTTGATCGGTAGACCAGAAGCTGAACGCCATCCGCGTATTGTATTGATCGCCTGCTCCACAGCTGCTTCGTTCAAACCAACACCGTTAGAAAACGTATTCGCAAGTGAATATCCTTGAACTGGATGGTTCAAAGAGAAGAGTGGCTGTCCATCAGAACCGGTGGAAAGAGCATCGAAACCGTGGTTAAACAAGAACATACCGTTAATGTTCTTCGCTGTCTGAAGAGAATTTTTCAGAGCTTCAGCCTGACGTGGGAATTCGCTTTCATACTGGTTGTCCATGATGGTCGCACGTGTGATTGGGAAACCCAAACCAAAGTACTGCATCAAATAGACAGACTGGTATGCCTGACGCATATCTCCCATTGCAACTGAACCGCCGTCCTGCTTGAGCTGTGCGATTCCCAAGCTCTGCATTTCCATTTCGTACTCGACGGCTTTATCTGACTTATAGGAACGATAGACATCCTTCCATAGTTCATCATAGATATTGAAGTTAGAGAATACGGAGTGCAAGTACTCAATTAGTAACGAGGGTATATTACTGCGGGTAATCATCTTTTAGTGCTCCTATAATACAGCTTATGCAGCCAGAGTTGTTTGTGTGATCGGACGTGAGACATAGCCAGCATTCTGCAGAATCACGAGACCGACGTTGTCTGGAACACCTGGTTGGTTACCGTTATCTTTTGGTATCTCAATGAGTTTCACATTCCATAGGGATGGCTGAAGCTGCTGAGTAAATGTAACTGGAAGATAAAGTGGGGGAACAGGAGTTCCTGCAGGGAATGTAACGAATCCAGCCGGTCCTGTTGTTCCACCTGTATACACGATAGCAACAGATGTTGGCTCTGCAAGAGGTGTCAAAGCGGGCTGAGCGACTGTTGCGGTGGAGAGTGAATGGGCAGCGCCATTGAATGTAATGTTATACGTACCAGCAGCTGTAGATGTCACCTCGAAAAATGCACTGTAATCAGTCGTATCAAGAGACTGTCCGGGTGTATTTGGATCAACGAAACAATAAGATGTGCCAGTGAAAGTGTTCCCCTGCACAGAATAATCAGGATATGTGCCTGTCTTCTGGTAGTTCAGAACAAAAGATTTACCGATGTCACTTGTCTGGAAACCAGTTCCCTGACCAAGGCCCTGTCCATTGCGAACGAGATACATAACATTCGGATCATCAGCAACGAAACCAGTAGCATCCAAGTTATTGAGTGTCACTGCGTTCTGTGGCCAGTACATGCGACCTGGGTTTGCCGAGTTTATCGGGTCGATCGCTGTCGTTGTCTGGTAAGAACATCCAAGGAACACACCGAGAATGGGCTGTGTTGCCATAATATTGCTTGATGGAGCAGAGTTGTCGTAGTTATTGAACTCAAACAAAGACTGTATATGACCACTACTATCAATGATGACGGGATCACCATAGAAGATGTTATTATCCGTGCCAGACTGAATATAATAAGGTGCACCGCCGACTTGGTTGTTCCAAGAAGCGCCGTTCAAATATTTTGTCGGTAATAGACCGAAAGGTAGGTTGGTGGCAGCCATTATGGCTTCTCCTCTAATTACAGATTGAACACTTAAGGATTCAACCGCCTTTAGAAGAGCGCTTCATGAGATCTCCTTACAAAACCTCATGGAGTAGTTCATTACCCGGATTACCGGATACAAATGCACGACTACCATGCATCGTAAGGATTTTTCCGCCTCTGGGAGTGCGCTACATAAGATCTCCTGACAGAACCTTATGGAGTGATTTATCAACCGATCATTTCGAATCGTCCGAAGTGCACAATCACCGTACATCCCGATACTGATAATCCCATGATAGTAAATAAATCATCTCATTACAATGGTCGCGTCATTTATTTAGATTTCATGCCACGATGTTGACGTTGATTATGAACGATGTAAGGAGATGAAGCTCCGAGCTCAGGACGATGAGCTGTATTGGTCAACTCTTCCTGATTTTCGAGCAGTCCATCATAATGCTTCTGTTGAGATACGCTGATCTTTTTGTCGCGCATCATAACGACTTGGCCGTAGATCTTCTTGATATCGTTCGTCTTTGTTCGACCGAAGGGATCCATCACATTACTTCGAGAAGCATCACCATACATCTCTGTGGTGACGGGTTCCCATTGATCATGGATTGCTTGATCATAGTTATTGTAAAGATCTTCACCGCCCGCATAGATCGCAACACATGTGAAATCTTTATCTGGATAACGATCTTTAACCTGTTGAGGGATATTGAAACAAACGGTATTTGCCCAATTATGAGGAACGTTTTCGGCTTCGATTGGGTTATAAGCCTCTCGGCGTGATGCTTCGAGATTTTGTAGAGTTTCTTTTGCCATGTGCCGTCTCCTATAAATACGTGGTAAATCCGTGTCCATCACGACGGATATTCTTCGTTTCAAGCCGCTTTCTCTTCTGTTCCGCGTAATATTTGACCGCATCCTGTCCGGTCAGACGTTTACCACGAGATACTTCA